GCGGACAGGAGTCACTGAGTAACAGAGGGCGCGGATTGCGTCATCGATCCGGACGTACATCCAGTTCGAACGCATATCGCCGTAGCCTAACCACTGACCCAACAGGATGCTCTTGCACTTAAGGTCGACGGGCATGACCTTCTTAACTATCTGTCGTGGATCTGTCAGCACCTTCCCAAACTTCAAGAGGAAAGATGGCAGGCGAATCCAGGCGAAGGGATAGTCCTGTGGGCTGTTTGGACAAGTGGGAAGAAATACCCCTTTCAGAAACGTAGATTCACCTATAGGCAGGTGTTTGATCTTTGCTACCAACCCAAAAGTTGCGTAGTGACGTTCCATCGGGAGCACAGGATCCTCTTTTTCCAAGTCGTGGAGTTCAGACCAGGCGGCTATAGTACATGCAGCATTGACAATGGAGTTATCCATACAAGTGGCTGCCTCGCCGGTGTTTCTCATGTCTGCAGGGTGTCCGTTGACATCAGTAATGGGTGGCATGGATTTGGTAACCCCTCGCGGTTTCTTGAACACTACTTTCCGACTGTACATGATGTCTCGGTATCGTAGTAATTCGTTGCAACCAGCTCGAGCGATCACGCAGTTTGCTAGCTCCCTAAGGAGGTAGTGTTGGGTGCGGTCATATCGGGAGAAATCGTTCTCCAGAGCCCACATCACTCCGCCAAAGATCGCCCAGGTATCATCTCCCATGATGATAAGACTGAGACCGGCGAAGGAGAGGGAATCCCGAACAAACTGGTTGAGCATGTCTGATGTCGCCCCACAAGCAAAGAAGACTCGATACATCTTCCCGCAGAAAAAGTGGGGATTTGAACCTTGGTAGTCCCAGTAACGGGACAGTGCTAGACTCAGTTCTGCAGTCTGTTTGCCCTGTTCCAAAAACTCGCGTCGCGCGAGGTTTATGAGTACTCGAGGATATCCTTTGCAGATAGACTCGTCGAGTTTGAGCATTCCTGACAACCGAGGTACATCAACTCCTTCCAGGACGTCTTTCCTGGCCAGATCCAAGTTGATCTTCTGACGGGGTTCAAGGCTCTCCTCCCAGTCAGGAATCTCCACAGGTTCCAGCACAATCTGCCTCACGAAATCCAAGGCTTTACGGTATAGCTGGTGGTTCTCATCGCACGTGGAGTTGGGCCATTTTGAGATGCGCATGTGGATCGCTGCGCAGGCGTTCTCATAGGTGTTGGCAAACACCACCATCGGGGAGACCGCCATGAATAGAGCATGGTAATGACTGCTTTTCCCTGGTTCAAGAGCTGCATTGGGAGCGGCAGTGGTCGCGAAAGTCACCAACTCCCCCGGAGGCAATGTTGGCAATTGTTTAGTCGGAATCTCTGTAGACTCCAACTCTTCCGCTACGGCTGGTACCTCAACCCATTTCCCTGTCTCCAAGAATA